CTTGCTGCGTTCGCTAATGCCATCGCTTAACCTCCATTTAGGACTTGCCACCTGTTATTAGCCCATCCCCATTTCTTACCAGGCCCGGGATCACTCGTTGGCGCAGGGGGGGCCCAGCTTGGGACGCCCGATGTATCGACTTTGCCACTTCCGCCGCCGCCGCCGCCGCCACCGCCACCGCCACCGCCACCGCCGCTGCCACCGCTCCCAAAAAGGTTCTGCCAATTATCTGGGAACATCCCCATAATTTCTGGCCCCAAAACTCCAATGATAGCGCTGGCCTGGTCTTTGTTTAGACCGCCTACTTTTGCAGCGTTAAGTGCATTAAAAGCCTCAGTCTTTACCTGGAGGTCGAATTGCATCATGGCAAGATCAGCAGCCTGCTGCGCAATCTTTTGCTGCTCCCCGCTAAACTCTTTATTAAATCAAACTGCTCAAGAGCAAGTTTATGCTGTTTCTCAAACTGCTTGATCTGCTCTTTGAGTTGTTTTTTCTGAAAACCCAGGCTTTCCTCAAACTGGCTTTGTTGCATCTCCCTAGCAAGCGCGGATTGTTCTGCGGAAAACTCCTGCCCAGCAACCCTCTCACCAGTAGCGAACTCCCTCTGTAGCTGGGCCTGTAGGTTCGCAAAATCTTGAGACGATAACCGCTCGCCTGTAGCGAACTTTCTCTGCAGTTCTGCTTGAGTGGCAGAAAACGACTGGCCAGCCTCACGCTCACCTCTGGCAAACTTCCTAGCCTCTTCAATCTCCTGCTGCCTTATGATGTCTTGCTCTCTTGCTGACTCAATCTCGCCAAGCCTCACATCGGCACGCTTAGCACTCTCGCCAGCAGTCTGCTGTATAGACTTGACCTCAGCCCCCGCTCCGCTTAGGCCCTGAGCGGCAAACTTGCGCCTAATAGCCTCCTGAACCTGCTGGTTGCGGGCTTGCTCCTCTTGGCGTACCTGCTGCCGTTGGCGCTCAAAACGCTTATTGGGATCTATCCTAACTCCCATTATCTAAGCCCCTTGTTATTATATGTGAAGTTAAGACCATAGATCTTAAACCGCTGGTCCGCCACATTCTGATTGCTGAACTTAAACTGTATACGCTTGCCCTTAAACGAACCTAGGGACTTTTTCAACTCGCCATCTGACTCACCAGGGTCCCAGTTATCAAGGCCCCAGCGCATGGTGCCCCAATTGCTGCCGCCTGGGTCCAGGTCTATTTGATCAGTGTAGCCACTCCCCTGAGAGGAGTTAGCCCTCACCGTCATGTCCATATTGTAAGACCCAGTTCGCTCGTAAAAGATGTTGGCCCACCTGAAATCTTTTTGCAGGTTTTCCTCACCCTTTTGCCCGCTAAATTCTTTAGTCCAGACATAGCTGTTAATGGCAGATGAGTCATCATTGTAACTTGTCGTGTTTATCTGCCTGACAAAACCCGTAGCACCAGAATCCCCTACGTAGAGATCCCCATCTAAGATAGTCATCGCGTTCGCGTTAATGCCAGTCCATGGCACCCAGCTAGGCATCTTAGTTGAACTAATGCGGCCCAAAGAAAAATCAAAAACGTAGATGCGGTTATTAGCCGTGTTTCCTGATCCCTTTGTCATGCAGATGTACGCCTTATTCTTGTAAACAAGGCTGACGATGTTACCTAGGTAGCCCTCTTGCACGTCGAAAATATCTGGCTCAATCTTTTCAGATTGCATCTCTGAGCCCAACGATGTCGACGTTAATATGGTTGCGCTTGGCGATACGGTCTGACCCTGCAAAGCAGCAAAACCGACAAATTTATCATTCTGAACAGCAGGGTACATCAGACGTGACTCGAACTTAAACGAGCCCAAAGGCGACTGGCTCCCGAAGTTTGCTCGCACTCTAAGCTGAGCCCAGTCAGCGTCGTCTGTTGACGGCATGTAGACGATCCAAGGATTCATCGCGCAAAAGACAACTAAGCTATTGTCATAGATCCCAAAACCAACAGGCGTGTCCGCGCTGTTATCGCCGATCCTCAAAAAACTTGTCGCCTTGAAAACGTAGGGGTTGCCCACCTCACTGTACTTAACAAGGTTGTCGCTTGGATCAATGCAGAAAAGCCTGCCCTGGTGATAAATGATCGCAGAATAATTGGGAGGCTCGCCTTGATCTGTTGGCGCAGTGACACCCAAAGAGCCATCAGCAGTCGCATCCTCATAAGTAGTAGTCGAGTTATCGCTTATGGTAGCAACGCGCTTAAATGTAGTCCCGCCTGCCTCAGTCCTGTAGATGTTTCTGCTACTAACCCCGTGGCTTTGCGGGGCCGTTGGGATGCCAGTTAGAATAATGTTTTGAGATGACACCGTTATCGTAGATGTCTCATCACTTACATCCCCCTCAACGAGGTTGCTGTTAACGTAGGTGACCTTGTATTGATAGTCCCCTGTTAACGCAGACCCAGTGCTGGCAGTCGCACCCGTAGTTCCCGAATCCGCCTGAGGAACTCCATGCCTTGTAAACGTGTCAGAATCGCCACCATACTTGTAGGGCGTCCCCGTTGCGTTTCCGAAAAATATATAGTTTTCGTACTCAGCGCCATAGACGCGGGTCCCGGCCGTAAACACCGAGATTGCGCTAGGCGTTGTGGTAAAGGTGCTAGCATCCCAAGTGTACATCTTGCCGCCAAACCATGCGCACATAGTTTGCGACCCTGAGTTATCGTGCCTAGTGTAAAGGCCGTCACAGGCAAAAGTCCCCACAGAGGCAGTATTTAGCTTTGTTGACCCGCCCCTTGTGCCGACAGCGCCATCCTCAAAAACAACATTGAGGCAATCTGGGCTCTCGCTATCTTGGACAAGCGCCTTGGGATGTTTAGAGTTTAGACCGCTGTCTATATAGACACGGTCTCTCGCAGGGTAGCGCCTATTAAACCTCTTACCCACTGATCACCCCAAAAATACCGGGACTATCATCATCATCACGTACCACAGCGAACTGATCGCCGCGCTTTTTCTTAGCCCTAGTCCTTTTGATCCTGTTTAGGTTTTCGATCCACTTGCGATCATGAAACATCGCCATGCTTTGATTGCCGTCTTTCGCGTAGAAAATCGAAAGCGCAAAATCAATGATGTCTAAGTGGTATTCTGACGGCACCTCAAGCGTAGACGTTGACTCGATCGCTTGGGGCTCGTTGTAAGTGAATATCTTTATCGTGTCGCCGGTTGCAGATGGGGTCGGGTAGAAAATAATTTCGTTATTCCAAACCTCATAAAACCTGGGATCGCCACTGACCTCAGTCGTCGATGTTTTGGGGTCGCTATCTAACCCGGCAGGCGCAGGCATAACCTTTTCGCCATCGTACTCAATCCGCCTAATCGCAATCGCCGTAGTTGGAAAAGCATACTCCCTAGTTCCGCTGACGGATGTCGTCGAATAGGTGTTTTCTATGACAAAAGCCTCTTGCGCCATGATCATGCAGGCTTGGTAGATGATGTCGTAGACTTCTGAGTCAGCGAAAAAAGTATCGCCAACAGCGTTATAGCGTTGGCGTATAGCGGTATTTAGCTGCCCTGGTGTCATGCCCTAGCTCCATGTCGTTGAGGCGTCAGACTGCTCTGTCCATGTTTCACTGTCAGCACTCTGCGCAGTCCATGACTCAACATCCGGCTCCTGGTGTGTCCAATCCCCTTGGGTCCTGGCTGTCGACCACGTTTGAGCGATGCTGATCCCGTTCGCAAAAGGCGCAAGGTTTAAAATCTTGCCGATCGCATCAGAAAGCGTTATGCCCTCTGCAAACCCCTTCTCAACCTGCTTGCCAAGCGCAAGAGCAAGGCTGATGCTGTTAGACAGCCATTGCTCAAAGTCAATCGTCGTGTCCCAACTCTCGCCATACCAACCATCGGTACCCCAAACCATCGTACCCCAAAGCGAGAGGACATCCTCAGGCGTGGCCTCGCGCACTTTCAGGCGCTCGGTTATCGTTACCGAGTGCTCAGCCATCAGCTTAAAGTGATCTCTGTTGTAACCGTAAGGACATCATCGGCTCCCTTGTTTACAACGGACTCTGTATCACGATTAAGCATGGTGCCACCTGTGTTCGAGCTAAATAGCCCATATTCAACGATTGCGCCCGTACCTAGCCCAGAGGCGAAGGTTGCCGTTACCTTATAAATGTTGTCGGATGAGTGACTGACTGTCCCTGTATGGCGAGCAGCCTCAGTGCCTAGTGCCGTGTTGCTTGCCGCCTCTGCCGTGGAGTCAGTACCGATAGCAATGTAGCCCATGGTAAACGTAGATGCCGCAGCGTTAGCAGAAACCAAAAAAGAGGCGAGAAAGTCAAGCCCCGCATCGGTTATGACGTTCTCGCCCTCTCTGTAGTCCTTTAGCTCGCCCTCAGCCCCATAGAGGCTGATGTACCACTTGCCTTTGAGAGTCAGCATTGCTAGTTCCCATTTTCTAGGGCCTCTCTCGCATCAGCATCAATCATCTGCGATAGGTGATTGGCTCGCATGTGCGCTGCTAGCCCGGCTTTTGTTTTTGCGACAAACCCGCAGGCCTGACACGTACGCTCTTGCTCATCCTGACCCGCAACATCTAACACAGCACCAGCCTTGCTTGGATCGTAGTCAATGCGCAGCTTTTTAAAACCCCTCGGGTCATCCTGCCCACCCTTGTTTCTGATGATCGGGGTAAACTGGGATTTAAAAAGCACTGCGTCTTCGCGATCCATTTCGACAAAACCGCCCGCAGGGATGATAATGGTTTCTCCGCGAAACTTTTCTCTGTGCTCATAAATGTTGTCATTGTATACGCGAACCATACTCATGAAACTAAACCTCCTGAAAACTATATTTATCGCCCATAAACCGTAAGATAGAGGTCATCCCCGCTTGTGCACCCTGTAATAGCAACATAGCCAGCACTTGACGTGCCCGCAGACAAAGCGTTTCGCTTTACAGAATACGGAGACGAGGCCATGCTCTTTGGCGCAGTCGCCAAGCCGAGAATATCCCCAAAACCTGTGTCTAGCTCAAGCGTTGCGCTATCCGCAGTTAGCTCGTAAACCTTTACTCTCAGATTTCCAAAAACGCTCTCAACTGTCTTTGTCTCTGTCCAAGCCATCGCTTTAAACTCCCCTAGTAGAGAGTCCTGCGCCCATGTTCGCCCTCTATTTTCGGGTCAAGCGCGGCATCCTTGATTAAGTCACTCATGTTATACATTTTCAAACAGTCCTTAAGATCCATCTGCTTGATGGTATGGATATTCCCATCAGGGTATGAGCCAAGCGTCCCACCCTCTGTGCAGTTGATATAGATCCCTGGAACTTCCAAAGCCACATAGTCAAAAAAACTTTTGAAGTTGTTGTAACTAGGCCAAGTCGAAACCTTGTGCCCAAAAATATCAACTGCCTGGATAGTCGTGCCCATTTTGCTATCATATTTTGAGTCCCATGAGTGGAACTTCCTATCATAGCCAAAACTGAAATCGGCCCCGACAAAAATAGTCGCTCCGCAACCGAAATAGCCCTTAGCAATATAGACGGCAGCGCCAAGGACGTTACCTCCACTGCTAACCCAGTTGTTGAAAACCTCAACCTCAGCAAGTTCATCCCTGACTTTCTGATCGGGGATAGGGGAGTTATAAAAGTAGACCGGTCCCTGCCAACGCTCTAAAAGTTCTGGGTGCGTGCCGATGTATGCTAGCAGCACTTGATCTCTGGTCTTTTCCCAGTAGTGCTCAGGTGGGTGTTGCCCACCCTCACTGATCTCCTCGACAGTGATCAGACCAGCATCCAACGTCACCCAGTAGTCAACAGAGATGCCCTTATCCATGAAATACTGGAAGTTATGCAAACAACTAACCAGTGGGATCGCCCCTCTGTTTTTTAACTCATCAGCGTTGTACTTAAGGGAAGGACCTGAACCAGCGCAGATAACTGGCCGATGCAGGTACTTCCCGAATAATTGGCCGACACCTTTATTTCCGAAAGAGCCAAACTTTTTTTTGTTTGCCTTAGCCTGATCGACCCACGTTTTGCCAAAGGCATCAATCGTGGTTGCATCATTGCTAGCAGCCTTTTGGTACAGCGCCCTGTTATTTCTAACAGGCGAGTAAAACATATAAGGCTGGTACTCACAAAAAATCTGGCGTTCTTTCATAAACTAAAAACTCCCCTAAACCATAAAAATTTTACAGGCAGCTTATGTAAGCGTTGCCCGATGCTCCCGTAACAATTTCAGCCAATGCTTGGCCAACAAAGGGACTGATCGCACCTGGTAGGGTACCGCCCGATGTGTTGGAATGTGGGTCAAAAGTCCCGTTTCCGCCAAGTTCAAAGTTACCACGAGATGCAATGGTAGTGCCCGCCTCGATAGCAACGATCCCTCTGGTCGCAAGCCAGCCATAAGTAGCAGTGGTCAGCGTGTTGACGGCAACGCCAACACAGAAGTCAGCAGAGGTTACGCTTGAAACCGTAACACTCATGCCGCTCGCCCCAGATTGCAACACTGCTCCATAACCAGAGAGGATGCTTGATCCGCCATCGTTATACACATAGACGTACTCAACGCCATTCTCAGTGCATCGCGTCCCAACCTCAGTGCTGTTGGTAGCTGTCACATTTGTCACCGGCTCAAACCTTACCGGCCCTACGCTTTGATAAGTCATAATATGAGCCTCCTTTTAGCTAGTAAGTGCTGAGAGTTTACCGTGCAAACGGTTGTTTGTGCTGCCCAATGCACCCATCCACAAGATTCTAGAAACTTTAACCTGCTGGTTAATTGGTTTCTGGAAAGGCTCGAAAGCCATATTTCTGCTCGGATGATAGAAAAGTTTAAGGTGATTTAGGTTTAAGTTAAACCAGTGGTTAGCTGGGCAGTGGGAGTCATGCACAACAGGCGCGCCGTTAAACATGAGGTTTTGGAAACCGCCTGCTGCCGTGTCATCATCCTGAAACCTCTGTTGAGGCTGCAACAAGGCATAATAAGCATTCCAAAGCGTCCTGGTCGTCGTGCAATAGTTCGGCTTTTCAGAGTCAACCACACAGTTTTGGTAGTTACTGTTTAAAGCAGAAATTGACGTTGCTGTGGTCGTGCTGTCGACCTGTCCCTGCCACCAGGAGTAGGTTGATTGGCTGATGCCGCCCACAGTCTGATCAACTGCAACAATGTCCCTAAGGCCAACGATCGACTTGCTGTCAGTGCCATCACTGAAAAGCCCAGTTCCAAGCGAGTCGGCCAGGGTTTTCTCAGCAATCTGCATCTTAGACTTGAGGAGGCTAAGCTGTGCAGCATCGCCGCTGTTTTTAAGCTCATCCTCTTCAGTGATCGAAACGCCCGCATACAGAGAGGCCCACGAGTACGCGGCCGCCGTAATATTGTCATTATCCGTTGTCGTGAGCGTATCGGCTCCCGAGTACCAGCCCGAGGCTGTAGCCGTGGCGTAGTTGAGGGGTACATATATTTGGGTACCACCCGAGGTTGAAACGTAAGAACCGCTCTTCTTGATTTTCATCAAAAGCGGGTTCGAGTCGAAAATGTTGTCATACAGCTTTTTCAAAAAGAACTCAGTCGTAATTGAGTTAAGCTGCGAAACAGACAAAGCCATCCTTAGCCCTCCTGCCTAAATGTTTAATGATGTGTTCTGCTTTTTTGGAGCTAAGCTAGCTGTTAAGACCAAGCTGTTTTGTGGCATATTCGGCCACTTGATCCCAACTGCTCTTGCTGAAATCAGGCTGAGAAGTTTTCGCCTGCGATGGCTTGCTCTCCCCCAAGATGCCTCTGCGCATGTTGGCCTTGTGCTCGCCAGCCCATTTGGCTTTTTCTTCTTCTAGGCGGGTTGCGATTAGTTTGTCGTGGTAGAAAACCTTAAAGGCATCGCGGAAACCCATGTTCCGCTCGTTGGCGAACTCTAAAACTTGCCACTGTAAGGTCTTGCCTGACTCGGGATCGCTCTTATCAAAGTCGATAGAAGGAAACTCATTCCTTGTCTCTTTGATCTCCTGATCTAACGCCTGATCTTGCTCCCTAAGCTGCAATTGCTCTGATTGCGCTTGCTGCTTAGTTATAAACTCCCGTATCGGTTCCAGCTTTTGCTCAAGTAGCGCGGTAAGTCGAGAATCATCGACGCCACCCATCTGAGTTGAATCGCCAGCACCATCAACAGGTAGTTGTTCCCGTTGTTCCCATGCTCTAGTCCAATGATCGTACCACTTTGGATTTTCTTTAGCATACGTTTCGAACTTTGACCACTTTTCGTTGATCTGCGCAGCCTGCTGCGACTGTGAGGAAACGTGCTGCTCTCGTTGTTTAAGATCATGGGCTAGCTGGGCATAGTTATAACCTTTTGATGCCCTCTGTAAGATTGTAGCAATATCCTCGGAAACTTTCTTTCCGTTTGCCGTATATTCCAGCTTGTGTTTCATCAGCGCATCAGGACCCTCAAAGATGAGTTGCCTGATCGACTCGTCAGATGTCTGAGAATCCTCAGCCTTGGGGCTAGGGGTAGCCTCGCCTGTCTTTTCGATATTCTCAATCATCTCAGCCACTTCTTCTGCGCTATGATCAGCCATACTAGAACCTCAAAACTATATGATAAGATTGTAACTGTAGAGCCAGGGTAGGATTTCTGACCATCCTACAACGAGCCCCGGGCCTTTTCTGGCTTGGGGCTTGTTTTTTCTAAACGCCTCCAGGCCCCACAGGCCTCGCCTGCGGCCCGCCCACAGGAGACACGCCCTTAGCAGGCATCTGCTCGGGAGCCTCGCCACCGTTTTCCATAACTGCCGCAATATCACCTAACTCAGCCATCACACCCTCAAGGCGTGACTTGACCTCAGGTGTTGGCGCAGCCTCAAGCATACCCTTGAGCCCCATCATAACCATCTCAGCCGGGTTGCCCGCTGGTGCCGGTCCTTGCCCTTGCTCCATTGCCTCTTCCATTATGCTCCTCCCTCAGCCATCGCAGCAGCCTGCGCCTCGGCTTGTTTTCTTTCTTGGATTCTCGCTAGAACTGTTTCTGCGTTCGGATATTCCAACTGTTCTAACACTTCTTTCTCGTCAACTATGCCGCGATCAAAGAGGCTGAGGACACGCTCTTCCTTTTTGGCTTGAGCAAACGGCAACCCTGATACTGTAGACACTGACACATCAAAGCGATCGGCCACAAGCATTTCCTGCACGTTCTCATCAAGTACAAGCTGGCCATCAGGGTTTTGCACGTAGTTCCTAAGCGTGGCCTTGATCATCTCGCGCCCGTTGACATCGACCTTCTCGGTAGAGAACCTAAAATACTTGGTTGAGCCCTCTTGGTTTGTGACGCGGAAAACGCGAGGCTTTGTGTACTTCTCGAGAACGATATCAGCATACTGCTGGCCCCAGTCCCTAACAGTAGCGTCTACGTTGCGCTGCTTTTGTTTGATCCGAGTACGCGCAGCCTCCTGCAACGCCTCGATTGCCCTAGCTGCTGTCACGCCACCGGGAGCATCGCCCTGCGCCACATCATATTTGCCAGCAACCTCGTTAAACCAGCTTTCTAGCCGGTCTATAAAACTAAGCGCCGTACCCGATAGCTGTACACCGATCTCTCTGCGGACCTCGCTGCCTGGCTCTTTCTCAAGTACAAGGCCTGTGCGGTTTACAATCGTGTTAGGGTTAATCCCTGATGATGTGTCTACGATCCAAACCGGGTTTCCCATCAGGTTTAGGATCTCAAGCGAGGCGTTAACCAGCTTGTTGAAAGTCCTCTGCGGGCTCTCAAGCTGCTCAATCTCGCTCACGCCAAAAAATTCCCTCGGCAGCATGTAGTTTACGTACTTAACAAACGGGAAAAGGCCATTAGAGAAAGGCAGGCTAGGCCTGTCCTCAAGGATAACCCCTGAGGCTATCTTAACCACGCGCCCCATAGGGTAGACCTTTTTGACTATGGTCTTTTTCTCGCCCTTCTCGTCATCCTCCTCAACCTCTTCGGTATCGCTTGGTTTCATGTAGGC